CGGTTGCCGCCGCATCTGTATTCAGGACGGTGATTGAGCAGCGTGATGCTGTAAAAGAACCTATTGAAAATGCGCCAATTCAGAGTGATTCTGATGCGGAGGCAACCGAAGCTGAAATTCTCGCAGCCCTTGAGCAGCGTGAACTTCTAAACCTACTTGACAAACGACTTAAAGGTTAATCATGTCGCAAATCATCCTTGAAAAACTTGATGCCATTGAAGCTAAACAAGCTGAAAGCATCTCTGCTGTAGAAGCCAAAATTCCCGCTGCTGTTGAGGCTGTCAAAGCTGAAATGGCTGAAAAGGTTGCTGCTCTGGAAGCCAAAGTTGCATCCATTCAGATGCCTGAATTTATCCGTGTGCCTGCCAAGACTGTTCGCCAAGATGTGAACCGTTCGGTGCGTGAGCAACTGTCTTCTTTTTATAAGGGCAACAGCCGCCTGGAAAAAGAACTGCAAATCTTTGCAGACGAAAGCCAGATGGATGCTTACCTGAAAGAAGCATCTTCGCTAACTGCTGGCGGTGATGGCAAGGGCGGTCGTACTGGCTACGATCCTACCTTTACGGCTCTGCGCTTGATGAACCCCATGCGCGGCATTTCCCGCACTGTGGCTACCGATGGTTCGTCCTATCAGTTTCGTGTCCGTACCGGCAATCCTGGTGAGGCATGGGGCTATGCGATTCAGAACAACGGAGATACCACCACTGAGAACACCAGCATCTGGCAATTGGTTCTGCAAGACCTGAACGTGCAGTTTCCAATCCGTACCGCTGCGCTTGACGACATTGACGGTTTGGAAGCTGTGGTAGTTGACGATATGTTGGCTTCGTTTTCGCAAAGCGAAGCACTGTCAATGATCCAAAACAACGATCAAGCTGCTCAGTCTGGCACTAACCCTTACGGTGGCACTAACGGCTTGCGCGGCTTGGATCAATACGCTGGCGCTAACGCCACTTACGCTGGCGGCACAACTTCTGCGGCTGCTTTTGGTTCGTCTGGTACTGGTTCTTCAAGCGGCCTGCATTCGCTGGCTACTTATGACCAGATCACTACCAATGCCAACACTGTGGGTGCTAATAACATCCAGTACAAAGACGTTATCAACCTGATTTACGCTTTGCCACAGCAGTATTGGACTACCAACACGAAGTTTATGGTTAGCCCATTCTTGGCTCAAGCTATCCGTGGTCTGCAAGATACCAATGGCCGTCCAATCTTCAACTCTACTGAGTCGTTGATTCCTGATGGCATCATTGGTCAAATGTTGGGCTTTGATGTTGTCATGAACAAGTATCTTGACAATCCTAGCCAAGCGACTACCGGTGCTGCTGGTACTAACAGCTTGTACCCAATGTACTTTGCTGATTTCAGCCGCTTCCATACTATTGTTGATCGCCTCAACATGGTTATGCGCCGTTACGATCAGACATTGCCCGGTTTTATTACCTTCTTTGGTGAGAAGCGTTTGGCAACGTCTGTGCGCGATCCTAACGCTGGTGTGCGTTATCGTTCGACAGGCACTGCTGCCTAATAAAACGGAAGGGGCTAATAACCCCTTCCTTTTTGTGCAATATTTTAGGAATTGTTATGTCCAATACCCAACGCATCCTAGCTGCAATTAAGCAAACTTTGGAAACTGGCAATAAAGTCACAATTGACTTGCGCGAGGCATCTGCTATTACAGGCTCTGGTGACGGGGTTGGTGGCCGCACTTTCTTTGACAACGCATTTGCAGCACTTCGCTTTGCAAACCCAATTCGCGCAATGTCGCGTGTTATTTCGTGTCAAGGCTCAAGCGTTCAGTTTGTTGCCAAAACAGGTAATGCGACAAACTCAACAAACCCGTTTGGATATACGTTCACGCCTGACAGCGGTTCGCCAAACATTAACACCTCTATTTGGCAACTGCCAACGCGAGTTATATCTGCTCAATTGCCTGTGCGTACAGCGGTTATGTCGGATGTTAACTACCTCAATGAAACGCTTGTTGAAGACTTGATGCTGGAATTTGCCCAGATCGAAGGCGCTTCAATGGTTCTGAACAACGACCAAGCTGGTTCTACGACCACAATCAACGGCGCAACTAACGGTTTGCGCGGTTTAAATATGTATACAAGCGCAGCTTCTTCTGCATTTGGTACAAGTGGCACGGCAATTACCAACGGTATCCATTCAATTGCCACATTTACGCAGGCAGCAGCGGCTGTAACATATTCAGACATCACTGATATGTCGCGTTTGTTTCCCGCGCAATATTGGAATCTTCCCGGCACGGCTTGGATGATGCACCCGCAAACAATTCACGAATTGAGAAATTTGGGTGGCGCGAGTGCGATCAAGCAATTTGCTGAAGTTGGCGATGACAGCGGCGGCGCTGTCACTTACATTTTTGGATTTCCTGTCATTGCAAACCCAAACATTCAAACAACCGGCGCAGGCAAATTCAACATTTATTTGGCTAATTGGCCGCGATTTGTAACTATTGCTGACGTTGAGGAAATGACAATTCAAGCAATGGAGCAAACTAGCCCAGGCTTTACGGTGCTGTATGCTGAAAAGCGTTTAGTTAGTACCGTGCGCGACCCGTTTGCTTGCATCCGACTTGTGGGTGTTTAAACCATGAGTTTCGACAACTATCAATACGCTGCGCCTTTTGGCGCACAAACGCGCAATCCGTTTAACTATGTAAAGGTTGAACAGATTGATCGTGATAGTGTCACGCCTTGGTTGACTCTTGATGAAATTACGAACCAACTAAACTTGTTTCAAGACGAGAGCCAAGACACTTACCTGTCTAGTCTTGAAGTCGCTACACGGCAAGCGATTGAGGATTACCTGGGGATGTCTATCTACCCAGTAAGTTATCGCGTTTGGTACGGTTCTGAGAGCCTTGTAGCATCACCAATTTGCTTTGACTTGCCTGAAGTCAGTCAGAATTTTTATCCAAGCCAACCGGGTGTGGCAATTAATTCTGTTGGCTATTGGAATGATGCTTTCCCGCCCGTGTTTCAAACTTTGGCAAACAGCAGTTATTTCTACGACCCGTCTGGCAACAAAGTAATTGTCAACAATTTGCCGACTGACGTTAATACAGTAATGACTGCGCCAATCATTGTGCAGTACACAACTGTGTCCAATCCATTGTCTGCATATCCAGTGATTAAGCAGGCTGCTTTGTTGCTGCTGACGCACTTGTATAACAACCGTGCAAACTCAACGGCAGTACAGCTAAAAGACATTCCGTTTGGCGTGACTACGCTATTACGCAGTTACAAACCATTGGTGATGTAAATGTCAATTGCACGGTTTGAGAACATTAATATTAACAACCTGACTTTTACTAAGTCAGCGTTTGGTGAATCTGCAACTGTGCAAACATTGTGGTTTGCAACTAGGGCAAAAGTATCTGATGTAGCAAACAGTTTGAAAATTTCGGAAAAGTACCGTCTGTATCAAGACATGATTAACTTTACGCTGAACTACACGCCAAACACAAAGACAATTGTTGATAATCAGCATTTGTTTTCAATCACATATCGTGAAAAAGATTGGCGCATTGACAGTGTGCGGGAGTCTGATGATCGTATGACCGTCATGTTTCTTTGTTATCGTTCTGATCCAGTTACGGCGGTCTAATGGCAGCACAACTTAACCCTGTTGTTTACGGCAAAGCCATACAGTACCAATTGGCAAACATTGTTACGCCTGTGCCTGTGTATGCGGCTTTTAACCGTAACTTTGCTACTCAGCCCAAGTTCATTACTTGGATGCTGCGTAACGTGCATCAGTCTGTATATACAGGGACACAGCAAAGCAACAAGGGCATTGATCGGCCAGTGTTTCAGATTTCCATCTTTACACAACAGATTGAGGACGGCTTTGCAATTTCCAATCAGATTTTGCAAGCCTTGCACGGGTACAGCGGAATTTTGGGCAGTCAAGCAGATGGCTTTTACATTGCAAAAGCTGATGTCATGTGGCTGTACAACAGTTATAACGATGAGGAAAAGATGGCGCAAATCTTTCTAGATTGCACCATTGACATCCCAGCGTAAAACAAGACAATTGTTCAACCTTTGAAGGATACTCAAAATGGCATTACCAAACAAAGTTCTCCCAGGCTTTAGCGCAGCACTTTACGCACAGCCTGGAGCTACCCCAACTCCTTTGACAGTTACACAATTGTCTTTGGTTGCTAGCGTGGCTCCTCTTGCTGTAAGCGGCAACTTGTTGCCTGTTGAGGCTATCCCTGCTTTCGGCCAAGATGATGCTGTGGCTAGCTTTTCCGTGGCCGGTTCGCGTCAGTCGGACAAAATCCCTGCCCAGGCTGCGCCAACGTCAATGACCATTACGGCTGCTTGGAATCCATCAGATACCAACTTGCTGTTGATTCGTGCTGATGCTTATTCTGGAGTCATAGACCGCACGTTTATCATTTCGGCTACCGATGGATCAAACATTGTCTACTACGCCTTCAACGGGCGCGTAGGCCAGTTCCAAGTTGATTCTGCACCCGGTGCTGAAGCCAAGTGTATGTTTACCATTCATCCCCGTGGCAACCAGTACGGCTGGTCTAACAACGCATAAGGAATCATCATGGCTATTCCAGCAAAAGTTCTTCCCGGCTTTAGTGCGTCACTTTGGATGCAGTCGTCGGCCACACCAACGCCTTTGACCACTGCCAATCTGTCGGTTTGGGCGGCTCAAGTCACTACCATTGTCGGCACAACTGCTAACGGCACTGGCGGTGCTGGCATTGGCATTCCTGTAGAAGCAATTCCAGCCTTTGGGCAAGATGATGCTGTGGCTAGTTTTGGTGTTGCCGGTTCACGCCAAAG